AGTACTATCAACAGTAACTAGGTCAACATTTCCGAATCCGTCTTTTTGTACAGTCCAATATTTTGATGTGTCGAAGCCGCTCTTAGGAACATCGGCCTCTGCTTGATCAAGAACTGCTTGAGTAATCTGCATTTCTTTTTCATAGGTAGACATGATGTCTCTGAGACTTTGGTTGCTGCCTTCTCCAGCTGCACCATCGAGGATCTGTTTAAACTCTTGACTATCAACTAATGGTTTACATTTTGCTCTATATAAATGAGGATACCACGTTACTGAAAATCCTTCTGCTGCTCGATTAACTTCTTCAATGACATAGAATCTTTTTAGTGCAAACTGAAAATCATTTAATGCAAACTCGTCTTTTAAGTGCGGTAACTCAATAACATCACCGCTCATTATTTTTCTTCCTAGTTTCTCAACAGTATCATTGATGTGGAATGTAATAAAAATAGTGTCATTTTGTAAAAATAAACCAAACTGACTTAGATTAAAATCTATGTCTTGTATGCTGTAAACTCCGCGAAGTAGATAAACATCGGGATCGTATTTTCTATCACGATTTTCTAAAAATAACAGATCTTGTATCTGGGTTTCATTTGTTCCAGAATACGTAGGAGCAGATGGGCTAGCACCCGCAGATGATGAGCCCGGGCCTATGTACTTATGGACTAGCACATCCGTGCCGCCAACTTGGAACATTTCCCAAATGGTTTTATCTATAAATCTAAAATCGTTGCCCTTTTCGGGACGGTATAAACTGAGTCTTGGCATAGTAGTATATTTACCGCTACGATAAATAACAGTATGAGCCAAATAGACCAATCCAAACAAGCAGTTTACGACTATTGCAAAGCTATGCTAGGCGATGGTATGATCGATATAGAACTCGATCCAATCCACTACGAAACAGCATTAAATCGCGCTCTTGCAGTATTTCGTCAACGTTCAGATAATGCTGTAGAAGAAAGTTATGTATTTCTAACTCTACAAGTAGATCAAAACGAATACATTTTAGCTAAAGAAATACAGCAAGTTCGACAGATTTTTAGAAGAAGTATTGGGTCTAGAACAGGTGGTGGGTCAGGCGGAACCGTTTTTGAGCCATTTAATATGGCCTATACAAATACCTATTTGCTGTCATCAACAAATATGGGCGGACTACTAACCTATGAACTATTCAGCCAATACCAAGAACTCGTAGGTAAAATGTTTGGTGCATTTATTAACTTTACCTGGAATGCACAGAGTCGTAAGTTGATCATACATCAACGTCCTAGGTCAGAAGAATCAGTAATGCTAATGGTTTATAATATCAAACCAGATTTTGTTATCATCGACGATGCCTATTCAGGCCAATGGATCAAAGACTATGCACTTGCAAACTGCAAAATGATGCTAGGCCAAGCACGTGAAAAGTTTGCTCAAATCGCAGGACCCGGTGGCGGCAGTGCATTAAATGGTTCTGCAATGAAAACCGAAGCACAAGCTGAAATGGACAAGCTCATAGACGATCTCATGAAATTGGTTCCCGGCGGCAGCGGCTACACCTGGATAACTGGTTGACCTTATAACTAATCTATATTATAATGTCTTTATAGGAGACATTTATGATCATAGGTATATGCGGTTTTATTGGCAGCGGCAAGGACACTGTTGCTGACTATCTAGTTAACTTCCATGAATTTAGACGAGAGTCATTTGCCAGTACTCTTAAAGACGCTGTAGCAAATGTATTTGGCTGGGATCGAACTATGCTTGAAGGGCGAACTAAAGAAGCTCGAGAATGGCGCGAATGTGTAGATCCTTGGTGGGCAGAACGACTGGCAATGCCTACACTAACTCCTAGATGGGTGCTGCAATATTGGGGTACCGAAGTATGTCGCAAAGGCTTCCATGATGATATTTGGATTGCCAGCTTAGAAAACAAAATCCGTAACTCAAAAGACAATGTGGTAATCAGCGATTGTCGTTTCCCTAACGAAATCTCAGCCATTAAAAATGCAGGTGGCACCATTGTTTGGGTACAACGTGGCGCATTACCTGATTGGTACGAACATGCTCTTGCTGCTAATAACGGATCAAACATCTCTCTAAACGAAATGAAACGTATGGGAATCCATGCATCTGAATGGGCATGGTTAGGTAGCGACTTTGATCAGATCATTAACAATAACGGTACTATTGATCAGTTGTATACACAGTCTGCAGATCTGTTAAAAGTCAGCAGTGAGATCACCTTGTCTCCAAGCAACTCCCTCTTTGCTTAACACAGAAGCACAGTTTGAACACACAGTTTTAAGATTGTTGTGACGGCAGTTGTTTAAATCGCCGTCTATGTGAAATACTCTAAAAACTTCTTTGTGGGGACTTTTAAATCCGCACTTATCACATTGTGGTTTCATCTTATACCCTGCTCTAAACCAGCGGGGTATTCCATGATTAACTCCGTGTGACATGCAGATTTCGCAGAGACTCCGATAGTAAACTCTACCTTCTTTCTTATAGTTCACGGCTTTTGGCCTCTGCCCGCATTTACAAAGTGGTCTCATAACGATATTTACACCTTTTCAGCCCCTTTATCTTATGGTATAAGAAGCCGGTTTCCGTCTAAACTGCTAAATACTTTGAGCAAAACTATTACCAGGAGAATAGGTACATGGCGACATTACAATCACCCGGCGTAAGCGTTACGGTAATCGATGAGAGTTTTTATACACCTGCAGAGCCAGGTACAACTCCACTGATTGTTGTAGCAACTGGCCAAGACAAATCAAATGCAGCAGGCACAGGTACTGCCGCAGCTACCACAAAAGCAAATGCTGGAAAAGCATTTAAACTAACCAGCCAAAAAGATCTAGTAGATATGTTTGGTGTACCGTTTTTCGAGAAGACAGCTTCCGCAAATCCAGTACACGGTGGCGAAAGAAACGAATATGGACTTTTAGCAGCTTACAGCTTGCTAGGAGTTAGCAACGCAGCCTTCCTAGTACGTGCTGACGTCGACCTAGCACAGCTAGAAGGATCAGCAGACGCCCCGGGAGCAATGCCAAACAACGGCGCATGGTGGGTAAACACACAAGACACAGCGTTCGGCATCCAAGAATGGAATGGTGCAGCAGTTAGCACAACTGGCGGTCAGAAATTTGCCAGCAAAGACCCAATGGTATTAACTGACGACGACGAAGCAAAAGTACTAAGTGGTGTTCCAAGAACTTCAGTTGGTTCTATCGGCGACTACGCTGTGGTATTCCAAACTGTAAAAGGCACAGGTTCATTTACAGCCAGCAGAGAATATGCAAAGATCTATTTGAAATCAGCAGGCAATACACAAGCTGGTGTTGCAGTTGGACAATGGGTATTAGTTGGTTCTAACGATTGGGCAGCAAGCCTCCCAACAGTAGTAAGCAATACTATTTCTGCAGCAACACTAACTGCAGGTAACTTTACAATCAACGGCACAACTGTAAATATCAGCGGCGGCCAATCATTAACTAACTTGGTATCCACAATCAATGGACTAGGCCTAACAGGTATTACAGCTCGTGCAGTGAGCAGCAAGTTATATCTATACACAAACGGCTCAAACGACTTTGGTACAACCCAAGGTGGTCCTGGCGATTCAACAAAGAGTAACGCTATCGTTATTGCAACAGGTACAGCAGATTTCACACAGCTAGGTCTAACAGCTGGTACATTCTACGGTCCAACACTACAAATGACTCCACATACTCAAGTTCCAGAGTGGAAGTCGACAGATACAAATCCACGTCCAACTGGTTCAGTATGGGTTAAGACCACAGAACCAAACATGGGAGCACGTTGGAGAGTTAAGTACTGGCAGAGTTCTACAGAATCATGGGTAGCAGAAGAAGCTCCTATCTATGCTACAACTAACGCTGCTTTGTATTATCTAGATCGTTCTGGTGGTGGATTAAACCTACCAGTGAACACATTGACAGTTCAATCAAATGCTGATGAAGAATCAGGATATGATTTAAGCCCTGCAACAGCTTCTTTTAGAATGTGGCGTAGAGCATCAACTGGTAATACATCTATTACTTCAACAGTAGTTGCAACAGGTACACTTACAGTTGGTGCAAAAACATTTACAATGGCTGAGTCGATCAAAGGCCAAGCTGGTCTTGACACAGCAAAAACAATCAGCTTTACAGCAGCTAACTCAGCAGCTGACGCATTAACTATTGCCGCA